ACCAGCAGTCTTGACCGGCATAGCAGGCGATCTTCTATCCGGTGAAGTATCTATCAGCGTTCTCTCAGATTGGAGCTAAAGATGGCTGAAGTAGACAAAGAGCGCGAGGCTTTTCTGATCAAAATCGGTCAAGTAGAGCCAGTCGCAAAAGCAGAAGCAAAACCAACCGCCAAGAAAGATGAGGAATAGTCAATGGCTGTTTTCTTAAATAACAAAGTTGGTCTAAAGATTAACGCCGTTGATCTAAGCGACCACGTGACCAGCGTTACCCTTAATCAGGTAGCAGATGAACTCGAAGTCACCGCAATGGGTGACACCGCACACAAGTTTGTCAAGGGACTAGAGAGCGCAACTCTCACCGTATCGTTCCTAAACGACACCGCAGCATCAAACGTAATGGCAACCCTACGCGCAGCGTTCGGCACAACCGTTGCAGTAAAGATGTTGCAGGAAAAGGCTACTGCGGTTAGTGCAACCAATCCGCTTTACACCTTTGACATTTTGGTCAACAACCTCACACCAATTAACGGTGCTGTTGGCGATATTGGAACACAGGACATTACTTTCACAGTAAACTCTGCTGTTACAATCGCAGATTCAGGCACATTCTAAACAAGGAGTAAATGGGCATGGCTAAGTTAATAATCACAAGGGCTGATGGCACAAAGAGTGAACACTCAATTACGCCATCTGTGGAATATGCGTTTGAGCAGCAATTTCGTAAAGGCTTTCACAAGGCTTTTAGAGAAGATGAAAAACAAGAGCATATTTATTGGCTAGCTTGGGAATGTCTGCGCCGCGCAGATGCTCCAGACGTTAAACCATTCGGTGCAGCGTTTCTGGACACACTAGCTGCGGTGGACGTGGTAGCAGGCGATTCCCCAAATGGCTAACGCGCGATTCCTTCACGTATAAAATCGCTCAGTTGAGCGTTCATACAGGGATCGCGCCTAGCGAGTTTATTAACATGGATTCAGATTTGCTGAGAGCCTTTTATGAGGTTCTAAAGCAACAAGCGAAAGACAGGGAAAATGCCAGTCGTGGTCGAAGGCGTACCAGAGCTTAAGAAGGCTCTGAAGAAGTTTGCGCCTGACCTTCGCAAGCAAATGGACGATGAAATCCGCGTGGCATTGAAGGAAGTAACAAACGCCGCGAAAGCAAAAGTACCTAACCAATCTCCCGGCGGTCTTTACAACTGGCAAGATAAAGGTGTCGAATCTGTAAGCCGTACATCACGCGCACGTGCATTTCCTAAATACAATGCTCGCGTCATACGCCGTGGATTAACTTATTCACTAGGTCGTGGCAAGCGTAATCAGTCAGGTTTCTCGAGCCTTTACTCATTGCTTAATAAGTCTGCTAGCGGTGCTATTGCCGAAACAGCAGGCAGACTAAGCGGTGCAAGTGGCAGCTCTCGAAGCGAAAGCAACAACCCACAAGCAGGGGCAAGATTTATTGGAGGCATGAACGGCATTGGCGCAATGAAGTCGCATGATGGTCGCCAAAAGTCAACAGGTCGCATCCTTTTTGCTGCTTATGCAGAAAACGAAGGCAAAGCCCTAGATGGCGTGTTCCGTGCCATTGACAAAGCGTCAAGATTATTTAAAGAGCGCGCCACAGTTAGAAAGGCTGCCTAATGTCTAACATTCGCATTGATATAGCCTCAGAGTTCAAGGATAAAGGCTTTAAGCAAGCTGAGAAGGCAACAGGCACGCTCAATCACAATCTTAAGCAATTAGGCAAAACCCTTGTTGGTGTTTTATCTGTACGCGAGATTTATCAGTTTGGCAAGGCTGCTGTTAAAGCATTTGGTGAAGATGAACTAGCCGCTAAACGATTGAGCCAAAGCCTAGGCAACCTAGGGCTAGCGTTTGAGGATGCACGCGTCACACAGTTCATTGCAGACATGGAAGCCGCAAGCGGTGTGCTTGATGACTCATTGCGCCCGGCGTTCCAATCATTATTGACCACAACAGGATCAGTAACTAAAGCCCAAGAGTTGCTAGGTCTAGCGCTTGATGTTGCTGCTGGATCTGGTCAAGATGTCCAATCTGTTGCCTCTGACCTAAGCAAAGCATACGTAGGAAATACACGTAGCCTTGCTAAATATAACATCGGTTTATCACGTGCCGAATTGCAAACCACAGCGTTTGCAGACGTTCAAGCGTTATTGGCTAAACAATTTGCTGGACAAAATGCAGCCTACCTAGACACTTATGCTGGCAAGGTAGCAATGCTTAATGTTGCGTATGCCAATATGCAGGAAACAATCGGTAAAGGCTTAGTTGATGCGTTTCAGATTCTCGCTGGTAACAATGGCATTGGCGGTGGAGTTACCGCAATGGATAGCTTTGGCGATTCCGTTGCAGACACAACCAGAGGTGTTGCTCGACTAGTTGCTACGTTTAGAGATTTGAGCAGTTATTTTCCAATGGTGCGTGAGTTTGGAACTGCGTTCCTACGTGAAGGCAATCTATTTGGAGCGTTTGCATCATTAGGTAAGCCAAAGCCTGCACCGTTTAGAACACCTATGACCATAAGCGGTTCAACCGATGCGCAAGTCAAAATTGACAAGGCGCGTGCTAAAGCAGAGGCAGACGCAGCCAAGCGTGCTAAAGAATTATTAGCATTGACCAAGAAGCAAGTTAAATCACAAGAGGCATTGAACAAGAAGAAAAAAGAAGAAGGAATTTTAGGTGAAATTTCTAAGCGTTTTGACGTAGAACGCATCAGCATAGCCGCTGCTTTGAACAAGGCTGTAAACGAAGAAGAACGTCTACGCCTAGAATTAATGCAAGCTCTACTAGATGAGGACGTAAAGCGTGCCATCATTCTAGAAGGTCAACTAATTAAAGCCCAAGCCGCATCAATGGAATTGGCTACTCTACTAGATAGTTTAGATACAATGGTTGGCGATCCCTTTGCTGACTGGCCGGGGACAATCTCACGTATACAAGAATTGCTAAAAACATTAAAAATACAAATACCTATTGAAACATTATTTGCTGAGAAAGGTTTACGTTTAGATCAAAGCACGATGACTGTTACGACATTGCAACGCATGGATGTAGATGCCAACAATGTTTACTTAAATGGCAATTTAACCGTTAATACAGTAGGCGGCAATAACGGCAATAACAATTCGTCGATGTTGGGCGATGATATATTTGTAGCGTTTAGACAAGGTTTGGCATGGGCTACTGCCGCTGTAAATTCTCATGCAGCAGCAATAGCAGCTTTAGCCGATGCTGAACTTATGCTTGCAGAATCTATGCTTGGCACTTCAGGTGGTGGCGGCGGCGATCTTAATATAACTGTTCAAGGATCTGTTATAACCGAGGATGATTTACTTCAAAACATTATTACTGGTCTATTGGCTGCGCAACGTAATGGACAAGGTATCTTTTTGACCCCACAGGCAATCTAATGGCAGCCCCTACGCTTCGCGTCTTTGTCGATTTTGATAGCAATACTGCTTTTGAAACTAATCCGCTTATTTTGGATTCTGCCACGGAAGGAATCTTGGGGACTAATCAATTGGGATCAGGCACATTACCTGTCGAGATTACCAACCTTGTTCACAGAACAACTATCCGCCGAGGTCGTAACCGCATAAATTCCAAATTTCAATACGGTTCAGCTCGCATATTGCTTTATGATCAGAACGGTGATTGGAACCCATTAAACCCGAATGGCGCTTATTACCCCAATCTCGTTCCACTAAAACAAATCATTATTTATGCAACCTATCTAGGCGTGGACTATTACCTATTTAGCGGCTACATAACCAATTACGATACAGGTTTTAAGCAAGGTAATGAAGATCTAAGTTACGTTTCCCTTGAGTGTGTAGATGCGTTCAAATTACTAGCTGGTTCAGGCATTGATACCGTTGCCGGCACTCCAGCAGGTCAGCTTTCAGGCGCGCGGGTAAATGCCCTTCTAGATGCCGTAAATTGGCCTTTAAGCCTTCGTGACATTGATGCCGGGGATTCAACCCTTCAGGCAGATCCCGGTGGTTCTAGGAACGTTCTAGACGCATTAACGACCGTAGAAAATAGCGAATTCGGTGGAATATTTATCGATGCTGAATCAAACGTTCGCTTTATTAGCCGCGATAATTTGATTTCTAACCCTGCCACGTCTGTTTATACCTTTAGCGATACGGGCAGCAATATTTCTTACACTAATGCCATTGTGGCTTTTGATGATACCAATATCATGAATGATATAACCGTGACCCGTCTAGGGGGTACGGCTCAAAACGCTTTCAATCAAGCCAGCATTGATAAATACTTTTTACACTCAGGTACGAGAGAAGGCATCCTTGTTCAAACCGATGCCGAGGCACTCAATCAAGCTAGAGGAATCCTTGCCACACGCAAGGATCCCGAAGTCAGAATTGACAGCATTGAACTCAACCTTTATGACGATACTAATCCGAATAAACCAAAAGCGGGTATTGACATTGAGTTACTTGATGGCATCACTATCACCAAAACCATGCCCGGTAGCAGTTCGGTGACGCAACCAAGCCTAGTCAATGCCATAAATCACGATATTACAAAATCAAGTTGGAATACGACCCTTTACACATCCGAGCCCTTGCTTGCCGGTTTCGTGTTAGATAGCACGATTAGCGGTATACTAGGCGAGGACGTGCTGAGCTACTAAGGAGCAAT